GTATAGCTATCATAATCATCATCCGTTACATACGCCGCCTGTGCATTGGCGTCGGAGGAGTATTCCATATAGTCAATTTCTACTCCCATTCTTACCTCACTCTCACTTTCATCCTTGAATCAGTATTAGTACGAGGTCTTCTTCCTTCTCTACGGATAAGAATCTGAAAATCTAACTTATATTTACCTTCCCACTCCCCCACCTTCTCCCATTCCTTGAAAAAATGATAAGAATCAGAAGTACCTCCATTGATTAACAAATCAGGATACCTTTTACATAATTCATTCTCTTCACTAGCTACATCGGTAAAATCAGGTATATAACGATAGTACTTCAGAATCATACTATAGGACTTATCAGGTAAAGGATATAGAAAGTAAGCATCTTGCCATAACCAATAGTTAGTAGGCTTTCCAGATCTATCAGTCTGGGTAAAATTCTTCTCTGCCTCACTACCACCCCACTTAGTGATTATAGTCTTTTGAGTCCCATCTAATAACCACATCTGAAGTTCATCCTTATAATCAGTAGGAATAGAATAACTCTGTTGAAGAGCTACAGCAGCTTGTTCAGCAGTCTGTTCCATAAAGGAAAAGTTATCATAATTCTGAATAGTAAATTTCCTATTATTAAGATACTGTAATACCATAGCACGTGTAAGATCATCTCTATTAACATTAGCTATAATCTTAGTAATAATATCATAGGTAGTCATCTTATCTCCTATCCATTAAAATTATCTCTTTCAGTAGGAGTAGGTAATCTATCCTCTCCACAATCTTTACAATGTACTGCAAAATACCAACTACCTTTTTCTGACTTACGAATCACCTCAGTATTAAGGGAACCACATCTATCACATCTCATCTAGTTCTCTCAGATTGTCTCTCTAATAATCCAGAAAGACGATTTAATTGTTCCTGGATACTACAAAACTGTTGCTCTCTCATCTTGGTAACTATATCGAACTCTCCCTTACTAACTACCGTACTTCGTAGTACATGTAGATCATCATTGGTAAGATGTTTAAATAACTTATCATCTATCTTATTAGTAGTATTGATTAAAGTCCCTAGCATGAATATAGCTATACTAATAAGGTAGGGAACTGATCTAGTAGCCAAAGGAATCTTCATAAGGAGATTCTCCTAATAGTTAAGCTAGATAGACTAAAATATAATCACCAGAACCTAAACCTGAGTTTATATCATCAGTATCAAAAGATAATCCACTGAATAACTTTCCTTTTCTTCCAAAATCAATCTCAGTAGTAGCTCCTAAAGATTTCAGTACAGCAATATGGTTCCCATCTGCATCTTCAAGACAAGCTACATCAGTAGCAGCTCCAATAAGAACTACCTTCTGTATCCTTATCTGAGTAGACTTAATAACTGCATCAGCGTTGAACGTATCTAATACTATTGGATTCTTATCTATTACATTTGCCATCTCTTCCTCCTAGGTTTTAAAATAATGCTCTATAGGTGCTGCTCCCTCATCCCTCTTATCTTCCTCAAAACTTGGTTTATCTAAACACTTAGCACAAACTATTGCTTTAGTCTGTTCCTCCTCTATTAAATCCTCCACCAGGAAATAGAAACCACACCTGGAACATCTAGATTTTCCCACAGTCTCATTCAAGGTATCTAATTGACTCATTCTTACCTCCTACCAACCTCTACTAGATTCCATTCCTTTACCTATGGCCTCTTTGACTCTAGAGAATATCCTACTAGGGTCTGCATAAACAAATCCCATATAATCCCTATCCAGTACATTCTTTGGATCAGCATGAGGATAGATATGATGCTCTTGCCAATCAGGCCATAAAGCAGTACAAGGTTTGTTAAGAACATTACACATTACATTAAGACCAGAACTATATCCTACGTAATAAGATAAGCTTCCCAGAATAGTAATAACCTGACCTATAGTAGTTCTTCCTATTAAGTCAACTATCTTCTCCTTGGGTAGTAATTGTTTAAGTTCTAGAGCCATATCTAAATCCCAACCACCTCCTAATAATACTATATTTAATTCAGGAAAGGTCTTCTTTACTCTTTTGATGAATATAGCCCAATCCTCAGGAAGCCAAGCTTTCCAAGCCTTAGCTCCTTTAATACAAGCCATATGAATACCTAAGTTATAAGGACCACCACCAGCTAATTCTAATAACTCCATAGCTGAAGTCTTATCCACTTCAGATATAGTCATAGGATAATGAAAATCTATTCCAAGACCAGGTATCCAGTCAGCTAATGGAATACCCTTAAGAAAATTCTGATTAGGTTGTAAATGAATTATTTCACCTTCCTCATGTAAACTAAGTATCTCTTCCCAGGATTGGGTATAGTTTGCATATCCTTTAAAATTCTCCTGGAAGAGTAAAGAGTTATAATCATGCTTTCCAATAGCAGGAATAACTCTATCCCCTAGAAGATGAAGCCATTGATAAGTACGCATAGGTTTAGTATCAGGGGTATATATAGTAAAAGTATCATCTTTCAAAGTACTCAACTTACTCCATATCCAACTTACATCCCCTATTCCTGCCGGTACTGCTATTTTATAATTCATGATGATTTCCTTATAGCATGTAATACATCACCTACTACATCATCAACTATTGTGAAACCATTCTTAACTAACTTTTCAGTTATCAGTACAGTAAGTAGTTTAGAATGAGTATCAATAACAAATTCTTTCTGTTCAGCTATAATCCTATCATTAACTCCAAGTAAGCAACATTCCCATCCTTCTATATCTATCTTTATTACCTCTGCTCTTAGGGGACCTGAAGCTCCATAGAAAGAAAGTACTCTTTCAAAGGCATAAGGAGAATCTATCCATTGTTGTATTGACTGAGCTCTACCTTTAAAATACTTATCTATATTACCCTGACCTCTACCAGCTAAGGTTGGATCTCCCTCTACACCCCATACGAACTTGGCTCCTCTTAACAGAAAGAACTCTATAGAAGTTCCTATCTCAGAACCTATATCAAGTATAACCTTATCCTTCCAATCAAAATTAAGGTGAATAGCATACTGTTCATATAAAGCTTCATCTATAACCTTGAAGTCATTCATATTATACTTTCTTATCCATAACTAAACCTTCCTGAACTAACTCATAAGTAGTCTGTGGTCCAGTCATTAAACCCTTACCCTGATCAGTCCATTTATTATCACATGATATGATAATCTTGAATGGATGATGTGGATTAGCTTTTCTAGCTAAGTCCTTAAGAACTTCTAACCTAATGAACATTGAATATACCCTCCGATTGAAAATGAAGGGGATGCCGTAGCAGAGCCCCAGATCATTTTATGACTGCCCACCTACAATTGAACCATCACTATCTTGATTAGTAGGAATAGCAGTGTGAATCCTTAAATCTCCCGTAGAATCAACCCAAAGGTAATACGGAGTCTTAACACCAGTAGAATCTGCGGTTGCATGTAAACAGAGAATACTAGGTGACTCAGGAGCTTTCTTAGTATCAACTACTAATACAGTCTGCTGATCTCCATTACCTACTGTGGTTATACCAGGACCTAATTTTGCTTGTGTATCAGCCATCCTAGTTTACCTCCAATTTAAAATGAGGAGAGATACCCAAAGGATACCTCTCCCCATAGTTTACCTCTTATGCTCCAGGACAACCGAAAAATCCCCTCCAATCAGTCCAACCAACCGAGAATCTGGTATAAACTGAATATTGGAAATCCTTTGACTTGAAGTCCCTATCAGAATCAGTTTCTAACTCAGTACGATTGTAGAATACTAAGTTATGCTGAGACTTTTCAGTCAGGATGAACCAAGCATCGGTATCCGTTAACTTATTCCAAACGATGATACGGAGATTCTGGGTCTTCATCCAGTTATCTGCTCTATTAGCCGTATCAGGTCTTCCCTGAGATTGAGTCAATTCCCAAGCAACTCTTTCCAGCTGAGGAGGAACCACGATGATAGCCGGTTCCATCTCTAAGTTCTCACTCTGATCACCAACTGTTAATCTTAGGGTATAGAGAGCTTCCTCTAATGACCCAAGACCTAAGTCAGCAGCAGTACTGAGAATATTCGGGTAAGTACCACCTCCCGTTAGAGGGTGGCTTGTGCTACCTAAATACTCACCATCTCCACCCGAGATATCTGCACCAGCCGTATCAAATGCACCATTGAATACCGCAGCTGCATAATACTCCTTCGTCCTACCCACTGAATCAGATAGTGCCGGAGGTAATCTTTTAATCACGTCATATTGATCATCATCCTGCATCTCTTTAGTAACCCGAGCATACAGGCCATAAGCTACGTGAGTAAAAGTCGTATCATATCCTTGGACTGGGTCCTGAGGTGTTAAATCAGTTCCTTCAGTCTTTTTAACCAATAAACCAAAACCCGAGAAACCACTAACCTTCTCGTATTTCTTTGTACTTCCTCTTACGTCGAAGATCTCTTGGAAGATAAATTTCCGTTCCGCATATTTCTGGAACAATACCTCGTCAAGACCAACGTGCATAAGGTCATCTGCATTAGCTCTTAGTAAAGTCATCTAAGATCTCCTTAAGATGTCTGACCAGATAACTGGCAGATTGACCCTAATACTTCCACTAGGACACGGCCGTAGGTATCTCCGACAGCATCTCTAGGCGACAAGGCCTTTACTTTGAACCGAGGAAACGTTGAAGCACTCAGATCAATGTAATGCTTGTTGCTGGTAATCGTTAAATTATAGCTACCTCCAACTTGAGTGATAGCTGTTACTGCTCCCGTCGCATTCATCTCAAAGATAACACCTTCCTCAGCCACTGCAATTGCAATAGCTGTATCAGTTGTTCCCGATGCGTCCTGCATAGCCATACCTGCGATCTTTACCTGGTCATTAGGTTCAGCCGGAACTACGGTCACCTTGCCAGATACCAGATATACAAACTCACCCTTCTTAAAGGACTGAGATGCAGCCTCTGGGTAATACAGACATTTCGCAGGATTTACAAGCTTAGCAGCCCTTTGAACCTGAGTTGCCATTGCTTTAACCTCCTGATTAAACCATTAGATAACAGTTTGCTCTTTGAATCCATGTGATCTAACTTTTAAGCTCTCTTCTACATTTCGCGAGTATTGCTCCCCCACATCACGCTTGAGGGCCTTAGAAGATTCCTTAATCATTACACCACCAAGATCCTTGCATCGCTGTCTAATGGCTAGTGCTATTTGCTTAGGCATTCTAGCCAATACCCCATCCGATAGGATAACCTGACCTTGCCTAAGTTTCAAACCAGATTCAGAAGCTATTAACTCAGCATCTGGACCTGTTACAATTTCCCAACCCATCATAACCCTTCTATCTAACCTATCATCCTTACGATTGATGAAACGATATTCATAACGAGAATCTAATCCCTTTAACCTAAAAGAATTAGTTCTTGTATAATCACTAACTATCTTTGCTAACTCTTCCTTACTATATTCTTTAAGATCATAGGTCCTCTTACTTACTGGACCTGAGATTATAGGAGCTTTAACCTTAGCTTCTCTGGCTTCCTTCTCAGCTCTAATTTTAGCTTTTGCTTCCTTCTTTTCTTGAATCAAATTATCCATACTGAATTTAGATTTTCTTCCCATCTTAGTCTCCCTCCTCGGATTTTCTATTACTCTTCTTATCTAAGTAAGTAGCTAACCTTACTGCATATTTCTTTGGGTCAACTCCTAACTTAGCCGCCATATTCTTTGCACCTTCATCTAGTTCATGTTCTGTGATAATAGGCTTTCCTGAACCATCTCTACCTGGTATCACATGTCCACTTTGTTGAGATCTTCTTTGCTCTTCAGGATTACCTCTAGTTCCTGTAGCAAATGGCCTATTCTCAGATCTCATATCTTCCGCTACTGCAGCAGAAGCCAAAGCCAATCCTTGAGGATGATCATATAATCCCCTAGATTGCATATACATAGATGTCCGTACAAAGAACTCCGATTTAGGATTATTAAGGTCTGGGTATCTACTACGAGTTGCTGCCTTAACTTCCCTAGCTTGTATTGCACCCTCAACTACTCTACCAACCTGTTTAGGATTCATAACTATCCGAAGAGCTTTAGTTCCCTCTCCAGTCATCATCATCCTATTCAGATCTTCCTCATTATATCTCTGTCCATCAACTGGATCAACGAACTGTCCTGCTTTTACATCTTCCTTCTTACCTTCCTCACTTGTTCCTCCACCTTGTTCAGAAATCTGTTGAAGTGTAGCATTAGCTTCATCCAACTTTCTCTGAAGTTCAGAGTTCATCTGTTTGAAAGGAACTCCTCTCTCATCCAGTATTTCGGAGGTACGAACCTTTACCTCTTTACCTCCAACTTTAATACTTATCTCTTGATCACTAGTGCCCTCCCCAGATCCAGCACCAGCTCCTTCGTCTCCACTGCCTGATCCCGCACCGGCAGCATTTGGGTCTTTAACGGGATCGTCCTTCGGATCTTCCATTTTACTACCCCCTAGTTTTGACTATACCTAAATCAGCTATAGTCTTTGGATCTTCAACGATCAGCCTATAGAATAGCTGAGCACAATTGAAGTATCCTTTATTCTCATCAAACTTGTCCTTAGTAGATAGGTTAAGATTATTCTGAGCATTAGTCATAATAGTCTTAGTCCTTCCCACTAAGTCATCCCAACCCAACGAGTTCACCATATCTCTGATTCTTTCTACTTGATTCTCTTCCCTTCGTTTCATCTTAACCCCCTGCGGATGGTCTACCTGTCTTTACCCCAGGTTGTCTCTTACCCTGAGATATTTCCATTATTTCTTTAATCTTCATGTTCTTCAATCCCTGAACTACCTCTTCAGGAAGAAGATACTTATCCACGTTCCTCTTTCCAAAGGACATAACAATGTCTCTCATCAATTCATGTTGAGCATCAGGATTCTCAGAGATCATTGGGAACTTCATTAAGGTATCAGCTAACTGAACAGCATCTTCTCGTTCAATAGCTTTGTTCCCAGTAGTCAGAGTTCCCATGATAATGAAATCAAAATCATATTGAGCCATGAGATAACGAGAAGGAACTGTAAAGAATACAGGTTTCTTTAAAGCTACTCCCTGTTGACTATACAGTTTCCTAAATATAGCGTTATCAGGCATATTGAACTTATACAAATTATAGATATCATGAATCAAGTCACCGAAGACATCTTGAAAGTTAGCTATCCTCTCTTCATGTTTGATATTACCTTCTGAGATAGTGGCCTTAACTTCAAAGGCTGTTTTCCTACCTCCCTCAGTCTGTCCCATGTGGGGAGCACTAATTCCACTCTGTCTTTCAATCAACTGAATAAGTAAACCTATACTCCCATCAGCCAGACGGGCAGTTGGAGGAAACTGAGCCGGTTTAGCATCATTGACATCATCAAGAGGTATCCATACTCCTGGAGCTAGTTTATGGTCTTCAGGTTTAAAACTAGAACCATATCTGTAGAATCCCCAAGGTAAGATTTGTAACATCATACAGTTGACTGACATATTAAAGATAGTGTTTAAGGAATTACGATAAGGATAGAGCATTTCAGTAACTCCTCTTCCATAAACATTACCGGATGATTTATAACGGAACCAGCGGAAAGGCCTACGTCCATCATAATAAATATCAATGAGTTTAATCATCCGTATAATCTTCTTAGCTTCAATAGCCCAGGTGATTATTACTTCCTCCGCAAATTCAGTATCCTGGTGTAGCCATTTACAATATACCTCTGCACACTTAAGAGACTTAACTAAAGACTCCTGAGGTTTATCTCTTCCACCTCTTGGACTATCTTTACTAGGAGTACGTTTCCTCATGAACTTAGCTAGATCATCCTTTAAAGATACGTCATAAGATTCATCAGTAGCAAATAACTCAGATAATTCATTCTCATCCAATTCAAAGAGATGCATGATGTGATGCATCTTCATAACATCCTCTGGAGCATTATCAGGAACTAAGATCTGATCTAAAGGAACTATCTCTACTACCGGTTTCTCATCTATCACTTCCTGAACATCAATCGTTATACGAGATACTGACTTAGAGAATAGATTCATGAATGGAGCTTTAAAGTTTACATCAGTGACCTGATTGTTATAAACCCTAACATTGTTTCTTTGTCTATCCCATCTCCTCTTAGTTACACAGTTACCTAATTCCACCGTATCCTGACATATCAGATCAGCCACCTTCTCTATATCAACCTGTTGATCTAATCCAGCTGACATCATATCCTGAACTTCTCTAAGTATCTCATCAGCCCCTAAGTTTAATGGGACCGCAGCAAATGCAGGTTTACCACCGATGGTAGACATCTTGAAACGAGATTTAATATTATCTACACACATCTCCACAATCCCTAAATCTACATTGCTTGAATCTTTCCAAGGGAATGAAGTCGTAGGCATATACCCTAAGTAAGCCTGATGCCAGTCTTGACAATTCTTAAGGAAGGTCTTTCGGATTGGGCTATCCATATCCTTAGAATACCATTCATTTAGTGCCTTGAGTACTTCTTCATTGTCTACATTCAAAGGTACTATCTTAGCTTTAGGATATTGGTCTACAGGACTATCTACCTGGGTCTGACCATATCCAGCCTGATCAATCTGACCTGGGTCTACCTGAGCTGGTCCCTCAATTACTTGTGCCCCAGCCTGCCCCGGTATGGATGCTTCTTCCATTCCACCTGAGGGTGCTTTGAGTGGGTCCGCCCCGAATACTCCCCTGTAACCTTCACCTGGCATCGTTTACCTCTCTTTTGTTTTGGCTCTGTTAAATTAGTTGCATTAGAACGTAATAGAGTCATCCTATTTAACTCCCAATACTGAATATCTACTCTCTGGTTTGAAATCACTCCAGTTACCAATTCTCCCTGCCCTAGGTTTACTCTGAGTAATAGCCGCCTCAAATAAATTATCAGCTATGTAACCTGCAGCATCCATCATGTGTTCATAGAATCCATCTTTCTCTATTTCATCCTGTTGAAACTTTTCATTGTTGATAGGTTTCTTATAATGATACCCACCTGATAAGGCATCAATACATACCCTACATCCCCTATCTATCATAAGAGCGGGTAGTCCATCTACTGTCTTTGTAAGTAGTCTGGCTATGATCTCACTCCTCCGTATAGGATTGCTCTTACGATAGATTGGGAATATCTTATGAGCCCTAAGAATATCAATACTTGTTTGCTCTCCAGTCTTATCACTCTTCTGATCTCCAGCAGGGTCACAGAAGTCCATGAACCGAGCATTAGGGAATTCAGAGGCACATAGAAATTTAGTTTGTTCAGCTAAACGATTCACTGTTAAGGATACTCCTAGTAATTCTTTTAACCAAAGCCATCTACCTTTTGAATCAACAGAAGTACAAAGGAGAGCCGGATGGTTAAATCCGAAGTCATAGCCTCTAAAGATATGGATAGATGGAAGCTTCCCGGAGCCATCCGGCTTTCTCCAATAGTCACTTAAGTCTCGTACATGTTGATCTTCTATGAACATTGGGTATACTGGAAGACCTGCATTTGTAAAACCAAATTCACCCAATAGATACTTTTTGATCCACTGAGGGGGGTAGTTCTTTTCAAGGTCTGATATATACCCATCTGGTAAATGGGATTGGTTCTCATAGGTGGTCATCTTGAATAGACAATACATAGGGGGGCCAATGTTAACAAAATACTTTTCAATCCAATGTCCCATGTTCGGAGGATTGGTTGTAAGAAATCCACATAGATGATTAACTCCCTGCATCTTCTGTCTCAACCTACCCTGTAGAGTTAAAAATATTTCCTCAGCTACTTCACTAGCCTCATCTATCCACCATCCACCTAACTCTAGGGATTTTAATTTCATTGGGTCATCAAGAGAACGGAATAAGACCTCACTGCCATTCTTTAATACGAGGTGATTCTCTGATTTGGAAAAGGTCCCAATTAGTTCTTGAGGAAGGCATTCAAAGAATGTTCTCATAGTTGTATCCCTAAGTTCAGGATACGTTTGTCTAGCTATGAGAAATAAGATACCAGGATTTTCTAGGAGGAGTAGAACTGATTCCTGAGCTCCTGCCCTAGTCTTACCGGAACCTAACCCGCCAAATAGACATCTATACTTAGCCGGACTCTTGTGAAAGAGGGATTGGGTAGGAAGAGGATTATACTCTATAGTGATTAAAGATTTACTTTTCAACATCTTTAACCTCCCCCTTCACTTGTCCCACTGTAACTATATTCCCTACATCATCACCCCTCATTCCCTTGATATTGGGAATATTAACCTCTATCTTAGTTGCAGAGAGGAGTTGAGGCTGATCCATATATTTATCTTTCCGCCTAGTTTTCAATAGGAATATACGTTCTACAATAGAATTAGGAAGTAAAGAGTGTTTCTTAGTAGTCTCTTCCACCTCATCAACAAATCTATCTTCAATGATATTAAGGATTAAATCTAAGGTTGGATATAATTCTCTAGCTCTATAGAAATGATTACGAGAGATATGACATGAATCACAGGCTTTCGCTGTGTTTTGATAATATCGTGTAAAGTTATAACAGAATCGTTTCCACATCTTTACTTCAGGATTGTAGTATCTAGCAGTATCAATAGGATGTCTTTTGCTCATCTCATCTTTAAGCTCTATTTCAAATTGACTCCATAAAGCATCAACATCATTCTTGATGAGTACGGGATTACCAGAATAAGCAGTCACTTCATCACTTAGGTACTTACCTTTGAATTCGATACGACCTTCTTGATCCTTTCTCTTATTTATCTTATCTACTGAACGTAGAGAAGAGTTCTCAACTTTGCTCTGCTTGTGGATTACGGAGGCTGCGAATTTACTAATGGGGGGGTGCTCGGGGGTATAGGGGGGTAAACGTTTAGTCACATTACTATTATTCTTTCTCTCCCCTGTCCCTATTAGTGCCTGTTTATTAAATACTCTTTTCATATGATACTATCCCTATCCCATTTGGGTTATTATATTCTTGGGTGATATATTCTCCTCTAACTTTTTTAGAGACGAGTGATGTGAGATGAGACGAGGAGTTAGAATATAAAGTTATTTTAGAATTATTTATTATTATATTTATCCCCACTGCATACCCCTCCCAGTGCTTAGGTTTATTTATCCCCTCACTGTTACTTTATATTATATTATTATTTTTGTCCATAACTATTTATCAGCGTATAATTTAGAGATATATAACCCTATATATACCAATAACTTACCCATATCAACTATGACTAAAAATAATGAAAATATATGTGGACAAGTTTTAAATTTATTATATAATGGGTATATAAACAAAATTCACCAAAAGAAAGGAGGTGAAGAAAATGGAAAAGAAAATTAAAAAAGAGGTAGTTAAAAAAGAGAAGATTAAAACTTCCAAAATAATTTTAACCTCTGAAGACAAACAAAAAGAGATTAAAAAATTATTAGCTGAGTATAAATTATTAGCTAAAGTAAGTTTTGGGAGAGGGAGACAAATTAGAAGGAGATTAAGAAGGTTGGGATATTATTTATCTAAGATATAATAAGTAATTAGATAATAATATTAGCTATTTGACATAGACAAGAGATAGGATAGGGTGTAAAGAAAAGGATAGGAGATAATTAAATATCTACTTCTATTATAAAGAATCAGAGATAGATATATTATCCCAATACAAGATAGGATATATTGTATAGAATAACTATATAAAGAAAGGATATAGAATGACATACAATGATAGGATAAAATGTATAAAGGATATGTATAGAGAAGATAGTATAGAATTACTGGTAGAGCCTGATAAAGATATACTACCAGTATCACTATCCCTAACTATAAAGGATATAAATACTATACACAATGATAATCTACTTAATGTATATAAAGACTAATACTATCTTAATATACAGCTACAGTAATAGTATCACTTTAGTAAATAGTAACAGTATAGGATATAGAGCCTAGTATTATAGTAGCCTATATATAGTGCGGAAACATACCATTTATGGTAGAGTCTTAGGTAAGTATATCAATAAACTCCCTAAAGGGAAGAAGGAGAGGTAAGTATGAAGCCCAAGAAGAATCATCCTTGGAGACAAGGATATAAGGTCAAGATAAAGGTTAAGAGAAAAAGGAAGACAGAACGTAGATAGAAAGTTATTTACAAAGGGTTCATTTAGTAGTATAATATAATCAATACACAATTCCAAGAGAAAGGAGGAAGAGTATGAAGGCCTTAAAAGTAAAAGCAGTAGAAGTAAGGAGAAGAGATATAGTTATAAGAATAGCTGATTGGACTAAAGATAAGGATTGTCCAACCTTTGATCTAGAGATATATAGTAATGGAAAGTATCTAGATAAGGTTAGTAGTAGTTTTACCCTAGATGAAATTATGGATAGAAAAATGGCTTGGACAGCAATGATTATTTATCTAGGGAAGTATTTGAATAAGGAAGGAAGGAGGTGATTTGTTATGGGAGCAGTAATAGTCATCAAACAAGGAACAGGAACTAAGTGTAGAATATGTAATAAGCCTATAACCAAGAACCAAAGCCAGATTGGGTTTAGTGGATGGAATGCTTCTGCTCAGATTCATTCAGAAGTAGGGGATTGTAATATCCTTCGGAGAGTAGCTCCTGGAATTTGTAGGCCAATGGGTATAAGGAGGTAGAATATGACTTGGAAGGGTGGAATGAAGTTCAGTAGGAAAAGAATTGGTAAGAAGAGATTACCTAGTAAGAGAGAGTTAAAGAAGATGTTAAGGGCACAGAAGAGATTATTGAATGAAGCTCAAGATCTAATGAATAAGGAAGTAACCTTCTGTATAGGGAAATTATGCTTAGGCTTCCCACCTAAGGAATCAGAGGCTCCACTCTTGAAGCTAATTAAAGGATTAAGAAAGAAAGATTATTGCCAACAGAAATTAGATGGTATGATTAAGAAGGCATCAAACGGTTATAGATTTGGATTTGAAACACCTCGTATGGTTAGGGGTATTAAGGGAATGATGAAGGAGGACAGATGGTAAAACATAATATGAGGTATTGGAAGCGAAGATATAAGGAATGTATTAAGAATAAGGATTATGATTTTATTGATATGTTTATTATGTCAGAGATCTGGAATATAGAAGCAGTGAAGAAAGCCTATATCAGATATGCTTTAGATCAGGGATATAAAGACCCTTTACAAGCTGACGAGCAACATGGATTAAGTATCAGGTGGGCACATGAGGTTCTATTCAATGAGGGACGGTAGATCAAGCATATATCACACCGTAGATAGTATTTTGTTTACAAGTTGCAAATTTATGGTATAATAGAAAATGTAAAGAACCAAAACAAACCCACGAGAAAGGAAGGGGTATATGAAGGACAAGAGAAGGAAGAGGTATGAATTCAAAAGAGAGGAAGTATCAGAGACCCAAGAAACCGATTCCCTATGTATAGGAACTACATTCTCTTTTCATAATGATGATAGAAAAACTTTAGTTAATATAAATGATAGATTATATAAATTAGTTTTAGTAGAGACCACCCTACAGGACTTAAAGAAAGAGAAGTTCAAAAATATACCACATGTGAGACGACTTAATCCTATATCCATAAGAACTCCAATAGAGCAAGAAAGAAGAAATGAGGAAGCAAAAGATATTCATAAATTAGCTAAAGGCTGCTCAAGTAATTCAACACATGTAACTTCATTGAGAAAAGCTATGGCCTTAGGAGCTGATGTTCCAGAGTTAATTAAGAAACTAATGAAAGAGAAAGAAGAGGCACAGAAGGCTGGGGATGAAGGTAAGGCTAAGAAGATCAGAAGACAATTGAGGGGTCTGGATTATCGTAGATATATCAATGAGAAGTAAATAATAACCATTAACTGAAAGGAGGTAAAAATGAGCAATACAGAGAAAGAGATCAAAGTATTATTGGAGGCCTTAAGTGACGAGAAAGATTCTACAACGGGCAAGGCCCGGGCTATTCGTAGAAAACTTCGTAGCTTAGGTTATTTCTTATCTAAGAAGAATTCCAAATCTAAGAAATCTGACGAAGACAATGACGAGGAAGATGAACCAAAGAAAAAGTCAAAGAAATCTAGGAAAGAAGTAGATGAGGATGAAGACGAAGATGAGAAACCTACTAAGAAAAGTAAGAAATCCAAAAAAGCATCTGATGATGAGGACGAAGACTAATATTAGTAGAATGTAATGATAGGGGAGGAGGTCAGAGTAGAGGCCTCCTCCCTACTATTCCTTAAAGAAAGAGAAGGATTAAGATGAAATTTGTATCCCACATAGAAGCTAAACTAAATACTCCTGAAGACTTCATAGACTACTATAAGAGTATGACTAAAGTTCTTATAGTTCAAGCTAAGAAGTTATATATCCCCAATAGGATACTTGGGATGTTATTCCTTAGTGCAGCTATAGCCTTTCTGAAAACTTATTTAAAGAACCCCACAAAAGAAAATCTAATGAGACATTTTGAAGAAGCCTGTGATAAAATGGAAGGGAGATAAATATGGCTTACAGTAATAGATTGCTGAAGGGAGTAGTAGGATATAATGAAGCTGGATGGCCTAGTATAGTTATGGAGAGGGCTAAGTCTGATAAACCTTCTACTCCAGTTCTATGTGAAGTCTATGGATTGTTTCACGAATGTGGTAGTATGTATTATAATGAATTTAAGCCAGCTACTAATATGGAAGATTGGAAGAAGGCTGTAGAATCATCAGGAGATGGTGGACTAGAAGATAGGTATTTCAAGGGAGAGTTAATCTTAGCGAAGGAGGACTGATGGGAGCTTATTGGATACCGACGTGTAAGTATCAGTTAGTGGAATGGCTAACTAAGTATCACAGTAATACCACTTCTCTTTATTGGAGTAGAATGAAGAAGAAACAACTCTTAGCTATTTATATCAATATCCGAAAGAAAGGAGGAGTGATAAATGAAACGTTTACTATATCTGATAATCATCCTAATACTACTATCACCGGGAATAATTTTTGCTGTAGACCAAAAGGATATACAGGTAGCTCTCACTATATCAGGTGAAGCTATAGGAGAAGGAAGACTAGGGATGTATCTAGTTGCATGTGTTATTCAAAATAGAGCCAAAATAAGCCATTTAAGCCCTAGTGAGGTTGTAAAGCATGGGTTCTATGGATTACATAATAAAGTGGCTAGAAAGGGATATATTGCTGAGCGAGATTGGCTCCTAAGTCTTGTATCCCAACTTAATAAATTAGAATTACAGGATTATACTAATGGAGCTCTATTCTTTGAGTCAATTCATTATCCTAAGAATATAGCTAAGTTTGATAAGAAGTATGAAAGATGTTATCAATATAAGCACCATATATTCTATAAAGAAAGGAGTGGGAAGTGATACAGAAAGGAATAGGTTTGATATTGATAGTAGATGGTATTCTATCAATGGCCTGGGTATGGGATAAAAGATTCTTATGGCAATTAGGTAGGATGATAAGGATTGGATGTGGAGTAGTATTGATAGTTTTATAATCACAGAACTGGTGGAGGAGATAAAATGATATGGAATAGAGAACATCAAGTAATATTTGAATCTTTTTGTGTTTGTTTGCGAGGACTAAAAGATAGTGGTTGGATAAATTTAACAGAACACGAACAGATAATTAAAATAGTTCAAGATAAAATAAATAAATTAGCAACGGATGAGGACTAACTAATGACCCCAGATGAAGTGGTGAAGGAATTAGAAATACATTATCAAACAAATTGTATGGTTGGCGATATAGGAGTTGCCATTAAATCCGCCATCTCTTTTCTCCAAGACTACCAAAAGTTGAGGGAGAGAATGGAGAATATAAAATCTGAAAAGTACAATAAATATTTTTGTGTCATAGATAAAAATATACTCCAAGCAATGGTAACTTATTTACAGCAACCAACTGAATCCATAGCGAGGTGAGAGAATGATAGAAGTTAAGATAGGCGAAGATATAGCAAGAATGGGAATTGCGATTGTTGTTTTGAATAGGGAGAACAATAAGGCAGAAGTTATCAATCTTTATACTGGCGAAATAAAGAAACTAGAAGCAGGTGAAGTAATACCTGATAATTTTATAATTAAACTTTCTGATTATGTAGCCCAAGAGTTTTTACAAGGTTTGGCAGAAGCACTTGATAAGCGAGGAATAAAGACTGATAAAGATGCAAAGATACAAGGATTATTAGAAGCGACTAAATATCACTTGGAAGATATGCGGAAGATAGTTTTTGCGGAAGAAAGAAAGCAACCAACTGAACACTAAGAGTAGGGGGGGGGAATGGCGGTTTATAAAATAATTGAGTGTGATATTTGTGGCAAGAAAGATAATTTTGATAGCCCTCTTAGGGAAAAATGGTTTATAGAAAATATCTGTCATACAATTTGTAGTTATGAATGTTTTCAAAAGTCAATAACTAACTCCAAAAGAAAACTAAAATCACGAAAGGATAAAAACCTATGAGCAGATATAATCCTAAAAATGCTATAGAGGCAATGACTTATCAATTAGAAGATGATGTTAAGGTCTTGCGTTGCCTTGCAGTATTGGGGGATAGAGATAAATTTAACAAAAGCCTTAAAGTCTTAACTACACATATAAAATGTATTTCTCCCCAACAAGAAAGGAAAATCAAATGAGCGTGAGTTTGAGAGATAAGGTAGCAAAGTTATTTCAAGAATACAATATAATAATCCAGGGCAAAGGAGCTGTCAATTTTTTAAATGATGTTTGTTCTCTTTTCCCTCCCCAACTTACAGAGGAAGAAATTGTAGATATTATACACAGTAATTTTAGCTGTGGTTATGACAGAAATGGGTGTCCTGACGAAGATGATATGAAACGAATTGCCCAAGCCCTTATCGGCAAGTGTGGAGGTAACCCAAATGAAGGACTTCCTGAATACGCACAGAAAGCAGTAGATTTAGAAAATAAACTTTGTGGAATTTTATCTGCTTATTGTGGAGAAACTGGAAAAAGCGAAGGGGCAGTAGATACCTTATTGCGGTTAGAAGATGAGTTAATGAAATATAGACGAGCCACCCCAACATGTTCGGGGGAAGTAATAGACAAAACAAAAAGCGTTGGCTGTAACACTTGCGAGTATGAAGAAAGGATTTGTATAACTCCTTGTACATATAAGAAAAAACCCACCGAGCAGAAGGAGTTAGATTTAACCTTAGAAGAAAAGGTAAAGGTATTGATGACTATTCACGATGATATAGAAAACTTACACCAGATAAAACACAAACCAATTCCAGCGGAGAAGAAAGAGTATATTGGGGGCACTATTTCTCTTAATGATTTACCCAAGCCTAAAGATAGGATTGAATGTTGCGGAATATGTGGAGGTAGTTTAGTAGAAATTCGGGGTAGATATCCAAACGAACCACAAAGAAAAGTTTGCCCCACTTGTTGTGCTGAAAGATTAGACCAAATAAAAGAAATCTCGGATAGAAACTATGGTGTAGCTTATACAGAAAAACCTACCCGCCACATTAACAAGGAGAGTTAGATGAAAGAATTAAAGCACCCAACAGATAGAAAAGTTAAACGGCAACAAAAATGGCAAAGAAATAGAGAGAAGTGGGCTAAAGACCCAGATTACCAAAGAAAGCAAGAATTAAGGGCAATAAAACTCAAGAGAATTAAATGAGGCGTAACCAATTCCTAAACGAAGTGGAGGGGTGAGATGATGAGTAAAGAATCTAGTGAGAGAGGTGAGAAGAAAAGGGAAGAGATACGTAGGATTATATTTAACCTGATGTGTGAATGTGTAGAAGGAGGTAAGAATCCCGAAGAGACTCAGGAGATAGTTAATAAGCATGTCTTTGTAATGCTTAATAAGACTAAACCTCAGGAGAATCATTTACTTGCAGAAGTGATTAGAGAGACTCACATGGATATGGAAGGATTCTGTAAGAGAATGCAATTAAAGGAAAAGGAGAGAAAGAATGTTACTAGAAGAGAAACTGCAAAAGTATGAGGAAGTAAGATTAAGTGGAGTAACTAATATGTTTGATGTAAAGACAGTAATGAAACTATCTGGATTGGATAGAGAAGACATATTAGATATAATGAAGAACTATGATTCTTATATGAAGAAGTATAAGATATGAAAGTATTCTTCTGGAAGAATGGAAAGGTAGTTAATAGGGAGACTGATGCTATAGATATCTGGACTAAGAGATATACCATTAGAATTAGAATCAGTGGGATAGTTATTAGTAGGAATGCAAGGCCTAAGAAAGATCTACCGGCTAGAGAGATCTATAATGAGAATCTTAATTTCACACAGTGAAACTACGTGTGATACAAAGTTGTTTACAAGAACCCTACTTTAATATATAATGAGGATATAAATACGAGAAAGGAATTTAGATGTCTAGTTTTTCAGAAATACCCATACATGAATATCCAGGGATAGAGAAACGTAAGACCTTCTCTAAGACTGTAACTTATCGTATCAGAGTAGTACGTAGACTGATAGATGGTATCCCTAGAATCCTATTGGATATAAGGGAATATATAGTTACTGAAAAGAGATCTATGTTTACAGAGGGAGGTGTTTACTTTACTCTAGATGAATTAAGAACTTTAATTTCTACCCTACAAGACTCTTTACAATACTTCAAAAGGAGAGATGATGTCTCAGGAGATGGAAATAGAACACCGTATACTGGCCTTCCTAAGACGGAAGACTAATTACTATAAATATAAGCCTCTATTACAAGAAGGCTTCTTTCAAGTAGAACCTACTAGACAGGTATTCACTCTCATAGATGAATACTTTAAGAGCAATAAAGAGAGTGATAGTAAACTAACAATAAGTAATCTTAAGCTATTAGTATTCCAGAAGATAAGAAACTTAGAGCTAAAGAATGAATGTGTAGCCTTAGTAAGAAGCTTAAGGAACTATAAGACTAGAGATAATGAAGTAGTAGAAGAGATTATAAGAGACTTTGCTAGAAGACAAATAGTTAGAAAGGCTATCCTAACTGGCTTAGAAGAACTAGATAAACCAATACCCAACTTCTCTTTAGTATATGAACATGTAGAGAAGGCCATGATGATCTCTACTAAGGGAGAGAAAGAATTTTATAGTTACTTCTCAGACCCAGATAATAGAATGGAAGAGGATAAGACTGAAGATGTAATTGCTTCAACCATAGAAAAATTAGATCAAGCTATGGACGGAGGTTGGAGAAAGGGTGAGTTAGTAATAGTTCTTGCTCCACCAGAGAGAGGAAAAACTTTAAGCTTAGTAAACTTTGGAGTAGCAGCTTTATACCAAGGAAAGAGAGTAGGGTATATAACCTTAGAAATCTCAGAAAGAAAGATAGCTAGAAGATTTGATCTTAGAATCAGTGGTAGACCCATAGAGTTATTAAGGAATGACCCAGGAAGGATAAAGAATCCTCTGGCAGCTCTACATAAGACTGGATGTGACTTAGTTATTAAGGACTATAGTGCAGAGGACCCACATGTTGAGGATATTAAGTCATTCATTATCAATTATCAGAATAAGACTAAGAAGAAGTTTGACCTAATCATAATAGATTATATAGACCTGATTAGTCCCACTAGAGCTCATAAGACAGAGAGGTTTGGGATTAAAGAAGTCTATACCAATATAAGAAGAATGGCTAATGAGTTACAAGTTCCTATATTATCAGCATCTCAGGCAAATAGGAAATCAGTAGATAAGCAGGTAGTTACTATGGAAGATTTCTCAGAAGACTTTCAGAAGGCAGCAATAGCCGATGTTATATTGGCTCTATGTCAAACCAAGGATGAGTTCCTTGAGAATATGTGTAGAGTGTATGTGGCCAAGAATAGAAGTACAGGAAGACACCCTATAATAAGATTAACTATGAGAACTAAGACTATGTTCCTTGGAGAGTTTAAGAACATCATTGAAAGAGTAGGGAGAAATAAGGATAAGTCAGTAGCGGAGAGGATATAAAAATGGGTGAAAGAATAACCTTAGCAGGTTTAGGAGAACCAGTTAGGAAGTCCGGAAAGTATCAGCTATTCTATAATTGTATCTTTCATGATGATACTGGGGGACACCTTGGAGTTCATATAGGAAAAGGAGTATACAATTGTTTCAAATGTGGAGCTAAAGGTAGAATAAAGGATTTAGAGACTCCACTATCCGAGTTTAAGGAACAAGTAGAGAAGTTCTTATATGGTAAGCCTGAAGTGACTTCTGCAGAAGCCACCTCCTTAATTTCCCTTCCTAGGGAATATCAGCCCCTAGTTAGGAGTTCAGGTTTACCATATACTTACCTCATAAATAGAGAAGTAACTAAGCAAGAGATACGAAAATATAAGATAGGGTATTGCAGTACTGGAGTATTCCAGGATAGGGTGATAGTTCCTATTTATGAAGAAGATAAGCTAAAGTATTATGTGGGAAGGACTTACACTAATAGAGAACCTAAGTATTTGAATGCTCCATTTGATAAAGGAGGTGCAATATTTAAGACCTTTAAAGGAAAGGTTGACAGATCGATTATATGTGAAGGTATCTTTGATGCTATACGAATAGGAAAACTATACCCAGCCATAGCTTTATTAGGGAAAGTAGTTAATGGTAGTCCTCAAATAGCTTCTATACTAAAGTCTACCAAAGAAGCTTTTGTTATGCTGGATAGAGATGCTGAGAGCCAGGGATTCTATGCTTCACATGTATTGAACTACTATCTAAAGACGCACGTTATGTTTATAAAGGACAAGGACCCTGGAGAGATGAGTCTTAAGGACCTAAAAGGAATGTTACCCAATGCCTGAGTATATATTAGTATGTAAGCAATGTAAGGAAAAGTTCTATCATAGAACATATCATCGTGCTAGGCCTAAGGGTAAAAAACTATATTGTGATTATTGTTTGATAAAACGTAGGAATACCTATAACCAAAGGAGGAGAGATGCCAAGAAAACCAAGTAGAATATTCTGGGCTTGGTTAGCCGGATTCATTGATGGAGAGGGATGTATTCATAGCCATAAAGATTCATTAGGATTAAGGTTAATAATCACTAATACCCATAGAGATACTTTAATCTATATCCAACAAACTATAGGTGGTAAACTAAATCAGACTAGAAAATTTAATCCTCCACATAGTGCTGCTTGGAAGGTAAGGTGGAGTGGAGAGGAGGCTAGAAAAGTACTAATAGAAATACAACCTTATTCTATCCTGAAGGCTGAACATGTAAGGTTAGGATTATCATGGAAAATAGGTAGATCTGGAAGTGTACATACCGAGAAACAATTAAATGATAGAAGATATATCCACAATGAATTAGCTAGATTAAATAAGAGAGGAGAACAAAGATGAGATTTGAGCCGCTTTTGGACATGATTCTAATTAGAACTGTAGTAGCTCCAGAGAAAAGTGAAGGAGGAATTATAATCCCCGAAGGGTCTAGAAACAAACCTGATGAGGGAATTATAATATCTAAGGGACCTGATTGTGAAGAGGTTCCTGAAGTAGGGGATAGAGTTATCTTCGGTAAGTACGTAGGATTAGAACTTAATATCCCAGGAGTAGGTGATAATGTACTCCTATTACATCAATCAGATATTTATGGGAGGATAACCAAGTGAGAATCTACAGCAGCCTAATTGAAGCAGTAAAGGAAACTGAAAGAGAGTTAGTGGAGATGGGTAGTGAAGTAATGCCTGAGACTATGCAGGATAGGAAGACTACTTCAGAAGACTTAACTAAGGAACTTCAAGGATATTCTTACATGATAACTAATCAGTTAAGTCGTAATGCGGACTTTATAGCTTTAGGAGGTGATATGGATTATGCTCTCCTAGAGTTCAGTGAAAGAGTAGACGGTAATTGGATAAATCCAGGAGAAGCCTATATCTTAAGAAAGACTGTATGGAAAGAGTTCTTACATGAGGGTAAGTTTTCCTATACTTACAATGAAAGGTATAGAGAACAGTTACCTATGATTATAGAGGAACTTAAACTAAGGCCTAGTACTAGACAGGCCATCATTACAGTATATGATAGACATCTAGATATGAAGAATATAGGTGGTAAGAGTAGAATCCCTTGTAGTATGTATTATCAATTCCTAAGAAGGAAGAGAGAAGGACAGGAAGTTCTTGATTGTATATATACTATGAGATCATGTGATATCTATACCCATTTCATCTATGATTTGTGGCTAACTATGCGTCTACAAGAATACATAGCAAATTCCCTAGGACTAGAAACAGGGAATTTTACTCATTTTATCGGATCTCTCCACGCCTACAAAAGGGATTATGATCTCAAGGGAGTCTTCTAATGAAAATCATAGGTGAAATTGAAGCTAACAATATTCCTAAGGTTGGAGAGACTTTAAGGAAGATGAAGTTGACCCATATAGGTAGTGAGGTAGTAGCGATAATCATTCCAGCTAAGGAAATGGAATGGATGAAACAAGACTTCTACTTAATGGTTAAACAGAGACAGCTTATGTGGAAGAATAAGGAAGACTTAGAAAGATCAGAGTTATTCCACATGATTGGTATAGCCTTAAAGAATTCTAGTAAGTGTAGCTGTTCATGGTTCAAGGGAGCAGCTATGGCTATATCACAAGATGCAGAGGAATTTGAACAACATAGTATTAAGTCTCTTATATTCAATAAGAAAGAAGTGTATATTCTCATAGCCTATAATGGTAAGTGGGTAGGAGGATTAGGTAGAGAAGATAATCCCCAGATAGTGAAAGGATAATATGTTAGATTTTGAGATAGCTAATCCTACTGAATTATGGATACAGTTAGGAAAAGAATTCTTTGGGGATTATTTTTATCATGGACTAATAGATGTGAAATTAGGGGACAGAAGATTTGTATCCATAGGAAATACCCTTACGGTTCAAGATTGGCCAAAGGAATGGACGGGACAGGCCTTATTTGACCTTGTAGGATACTCTCCCAAAGGATATAAAATGAATTTATTAAGGAAGACTTATGTAAAGGAGGACTTGTGGGAAGATCTAAAGCGTTCCGTAACGGAAGACTCCAAAGGATTCAGTTCGAGGGGCATGAATTTCAATATGTCTTTACAGAAGAAAGGGGGCTGCTTATCCTCTTTGCATTTGATCCAATCTCGGGGAAGAAATATCCTATTTGTGCATGGAAAGATCGCGGAGATCCCCAGGAAGTTCATAGCAGACTTGATATTGATTCGAGATCTATTGCAAGAGTTGTCCGTCTGGCCGATGGAGGTACGATTCATGTATTCACTAATGTATTACAGTATAATAGGGCTAAGGGCTTACCTCCCTGTCCTTGGGACTTCACAGATGGACTTACACGGTCTTCCGATATTCCAGCCAAGGAATTACCAAGCAGGGATAATAGAGGCCATAAACAAATACCAGGAACAGTTTACTAAGAAAGAAAGGAGAGAAGGAGTATGGAAAAAGCTAAACTTAAACACAGGAGAATGGAAAGACCAGAAGCTTATATGCAAGTAGCTGAGGTTATAGCTAAGAGATCTTCCTGTAATAGAGCTCAGGTTGGAGCAGTTTTAATAGACCCTATTACTAATCACATAGTAGCCATGGGGTATAATGGAAGTGGAAAAGGTAGTCCTCACTGTACTGATGTAGGTTGTCTAATGCATAGAGGACATTGTGTAAGAACTATACATGCTGAACTAAATGCTGTATTACATCTTGAGCATCAGTATGAGAACCTACATCTATACTGTACTCACAAACCTTGTTATCAATGTCTGAAAGCTTTAGTAGGAGCTAGAGTAACTAGGATAATCTACAAGATAGACTATAAGGATATAGCTAGAGATAAGTTACTGAAAGAGATGCCTCAGATTAGATTGGTTCAATACACACCGTAGATTCAAATGTGTTTACAAATGAACCAATTTATAGTATAATGTAATTAGAAATCAAAGAAAGGGATAAACATGGCTGGACGAAGTCTAACAGAAATCAGAGAACCTGAATGTGAAAGATGTATCCTATCTAAGACAGCTCAGTATATTTGTCTCATGGGATATGGTAAGGTTCCTGCAGATATAATGATCATAGGAGAAGCTCCTGGTGCTAGAGAAGATGATACTGGAGTTCCTTTTGTGGGTAAGGCTGGACATATCCTAGATGTTATATTGGAAGAGTTAGGAATTAGTAGATCTGATATATACATCACCAATGTAGTTCACTGTAGACCTCCGGATAATAGGAAGCCAAAGATGGATGAGATACGTTCCTGTAGACATTTTCTAGTTAAGGAGATAAATAGAGTTAAGCCTAAGAAGATAGTAACTCTAGGAGATACAGCTCTTAAAGGTTTATTCAATACAAATCTAATATCAATTGGTAAGGAGAGAGGTAAGATCTTAGACTATCATGGTAGAAAAGTAATAGCTACCTATCATCCTTCAGCCGCTAATTATAATCGTTACTTAGCTAATGTTATTCACCAGGACTTGAAGAAGGGATTAGATAGATCATCTAGAGTAGTAGTTAAATCAGCAAGTAAGTATATGTTAGTTGATAGTAGTAATAGAACTAGGGTCTTTAGGGAATTAGATAAGTCACCAATTATCTCTGCAGACGTAGAGACTTCATCTCTTGACCCTTTTGACCCTAAGTCCTATCTACGTTCTGTTAACCTAAGTGCTAAAGTGGGAGAGTCTTATATCTGGAAGCCTAGGATATAGGAACGGTGAATGAGATACTTAGCCATAAAGAAGTTATAGTCAATCATGGAATTAAGTTTGATCTTAAATGGTTGAATAGATATGGATTCTTTCCTAAGCATAAAGTATTCTGTACTCTTGTAGGACATCATTTATTGGATGAGAATTGTTTAGATAATGAGTTAGAGAGATTAGGTATCACTGAGTTAGGTATGGAGCAAGACTTTAATCAGAAGGATACTATGAAGCATCACTGGAAGGAAGGAACTGAACCTTCTTGGGAAGAGTTAAGGTTATGTGGAGTTGATAGTGATGCTGCTCTAAGATTATATTACAGATATAAGAAGGCCTTAGAAAAAGAAAATCTTATGGACCTCATGGAAGCAGAGATGAGAGTACTAAAGACCTTAGCTAGAATGGAGATAAGAGGATTTCAGATAGATCTCAAAAGACATAAGGAACTAACTAAGGACTATAAAGATAGGATAGATATTCAATATGGCCTTATTAAGAGGCTAGTAGGGGATATAAACCTAGACTCTCCTAAACAACTAGGGGAGTTACTATATACAGAACTTAAGTTACCTATCCTTAAGACTACAGATAATCATACACCCAGTACAGATGAAGGAACTCTATTACTGTTAGCTGAGACTAAAGGATTAGAGAAGTTCCAAAAGGAAGTATTACTTAGTCTAGTAGAGTATAGGAAGGTAGCTAAGTTACATAATACTTATCTCAAAGGGATAGTAACTAATGGACAATTGAAAGAGGATGGTAAACTACATTGTAACTTTAAACAGTTAACTAAGACAGGTAGGCTATCTTGTAAAGAACCTAACCTACAGAATATCCCAAGAGAGGGAGACATTAAGGAAATGTTTATCTCTTCTTTTCCAGGAGGTAAGTTAGTCAAAGCAGATTATGCTCAGGTAGAGTTAAGGCTCCTAGCTCATTACTCCAATGATAAGAAGTTAATCAAGGCCTTCAAGGATAATAGAGATATTCATAGAGAGACAGCTTCTAAATGTTTACATAAAGATTATAATAAAGTAACTGATGAGGAGAGAAAGGTAATTGGAAAGAAAGTTAACTTTGGTATCATATATCAAATATCAGCAGGTGGTCTAGCTAGAGGAATTGGATGTAGTTATAAACAGGCAACTGGATATATCCAAAATTGGTTTGAGGAGTTCCATTCCTCTAAACATTGGATGAATGTTATGAGGGAGAGTATAATAGAAACTGGTAGGGCAGTATCATTTACTGGTAGAGTACGTAGATTATATGGAGTGGACCCAGCTACTCCTCAGGGGAGAGAAGCAATACGTCAGGGTATCAATGCTCCAGTTCAGGGAGGAGCAGGAGATATAACTAAATATAATATGATGAGGTTAGATAGGAAATTAAGAAAGGAGGGATTTAAGTCACGGGTAATCTGTAATGTACATGATGAGATAGTTACTGATTGTCCTGCTGATGAAGTGGATGAAGTGATAAGGATTAAAAGGAAGTTATTAGTAGAAGCACCTATTGAGTTAAGAGTTCCACTAGAGGTAGAAATTATGGTTGGAAATAATTGGAGCAAAAAATCCATGAAGGAGGTGAAATAAATATGGCAAAGACATACACTGGATACTGTGTTAGATGTAGGCAGGTAAGAGAAATGAAGAAAGCAGTGATAGTTGAATTGAAATCAGGAATGAATGCAGCTAAGGGACAATGTATAAAATGTAAATGTAATATGTGTAAGATCATAGGTAAAGCTAAAAAATAAGGAGGAGGTAAACATGAGTAAGGAAAAGAAACAGAAGTACTATGCAGCAGATCAGGATAAGTTACAAAAGAAGTTGGCAGAGATAGGCCAAGGTGATTTCTTTAAACCTAAAGAGGGAGAGAACAGAGTTAGAATTCTTCCACCTTGGAATAAGAATGGCCTATGGTTTCAAGAGGCAACCCTTCACTATGGATTGAATAATGAGAAGGGTCAAGAGAGAGGATTTCCTTGCCTTAAGCAATTCGGTAAGGATTGTCCTATCTGTGAAAAGATAGAAGAGTTAAAAGAGGGTGGGTCTGAGGATAAGAAAATGGCAGAGAGAATTGGGACTCGTACTAAGTTCTATGCCAATGTTCTAGATCGTAAGACTAACGCAGTACTTATCTGGGGATTCAGCAGAAAGACCTTAGGTATTCTACTAGGGTATGATTCAGATAAGGAAGACTATGGTGATATCACTAATCCTGAGACTGGATTTGATATTGTTATAGACAGAACTGGTACTGGGAAATTGGATACAAGGTATCAGATCAGATGTAAACCAAAATCATCTGAAGTGGATATGGAAGAGGTAGAGTTACATAACCTATCCCAAGAAGTAATTGATGACATGGATGAGGAAGAGTTACAGGAAATAGTAGAGGCCAACTTCGGTATGGCTAAGAAGTCCAAGAAGAAATCATCCGACGAAGATGAAGATGATGAGGAGGAAGACGAGGAAGAAGCTCCTAAGAAAAAGAAATCTAAGGACTCAGACGATGAGGACGAAGATGATGAAGAGGAGCCAAGGAAGAAGAAAGCTAAGAAGGATGAAGACGAAGACGAGGATGAAGAAGAGGAAGAGGATGAACCTAAAAAGAAAAAGAAGTCCAAAAAAGAAGATGATGAGGATGAGGACTAAGTAGTAATGAGCTTTAGAGGTTACGGTAGCCGGCTAACATAAGAGAGTGGTTCAATTCCACAAAGCTCATCTTTAAGAAAGGAATATATGGAAGATACTTATAAGAAGACACCTTGGTATATAAAACCAAGTATACCACTAACCCTAAGGACGTCCTTGCTAAAGACATACCTCCGATGCCCAGCACAGACTTACTTCAGATACTTCAAGGGCCTTATAGTCCTTCCAAGAAGTTATGCTACTATGGGTAGTTGTACACATGAGGTAGCTGAATACTCCAATCTTAATAAACTTAAGAAAGGTAAAGTACCAAAGCTATCTGTACTTCAAGATGTATTCCATGAGAAGTTTAAATGGAGGAAGCATCAGACTAGTTGGTTAGCTACTGAGAAACCTAATAAGTTTGAAATAGAAGGAACTCAACAGATGGTTCCAGTATATAGAGAGAAGTTAGCCCAGATAGTTGAACCTAAGTATGTAGAGGAACAATTCCAACTATCTCTACCAGATCTGAATGTAGTAGTTACTGGAACTCTTGACCTTGTAGAACAGAATGATTTAATCAGAGATCTTAAAACTAAATCTCGTACTCCCAATTGGATGGAGGCCATTAAGTCATTTCAGGGTAAGAGTTATAGAGCTGGGTATGAATCTAAGTTCCATAAGAAGCCTAAGGGATTCATACTTGATTACTTAGTCAGGAAAGCTACTCCTGAAGTATCCAGTAGTAAAATGGTACTGACTACTGAATTGGATACTCAGGAGTTCTTAGGTACTGTAAAAGATGTGGCTATTGGGATAAGAAAGGGATGTTTCTCTCCAAGGAGAGAGAGTAACTACTTCTGTTCACCCAATAGCTGTGGGTTCTGGAATATATGTGTTAAAGGAGCTTGGAGAAATCCTACTCCATATACTAAGATCTTTGGAAAGAATCAGGAAGAGAAGAATGAGAAGGGAGAGGAATGAGATGAAAACTGATCTAGCTTGGTTAGCAGGATTCTTTGATGGAGAAGGTTGTGTTTCATTAAGAATAGATGATAATATAGCTCACCAGCCTAGAGTAACTATTACCCAATTTGGTGATGAGGGATATGAAACTCTACTTGAAGTTAAAAGAATAGTGGGATTCGGGAGTATCTGTAGATCAAAAAGAGGATATAATCAGTATAGGCTTACTTCATATACTAATTGTTTTCTCTTCTGTGGAAGAATACTTCCTTACTCTATAAGAAAGAAGAAAGTTATAGGAATGATGCTAGAATTTTGTGTAGAACTAAAGAAAGAATTGAAATATGACCTTGGATTAAAGATACTAAAAACTCATGGAAGAAAAGGAAAGAGGAGGTGGAGCAAATGAACATTCGGGATATACCATTAGTTAAAACAGAAGGGGATATGTTTAAGGCCATATTCACTAGGCAGAAAGAGCTAGAGGAAAAGTATAATGTTATTGAAAAGAAGAATGGAGCTATTATACCAACGCTTCCACTTGATATTAACACATTCCAAGGTCAGCAGAGAGCTAGGGATATTATATATCGGATTACTGAAGAACTATTTGAAGCTGGCAATACTCTACGAAACAAGGCCTGGAAGACTTCCATGGTTCCATGTGATGTGGATCATTTTCAGGAAGAGTTGGCGGATGCTCTTCATTTCTTTATTCAATTATTCCTTGAGCTGGGTCTTACCTCCGAGGAAGTATGTGCATTATATTTTAAGAAGTCAGAGGTTAACAAGTTCCGTCAGAGGAGTGCATACTAATGGATAATCATTGTGCAACCTGTAAGAATAGAAGGTCATGCTATGTAGAAGCTTGCTCTTATGATAGATGGCCTCAGTCTTTAGTAGACTATTTTAATTCTATCTTAAAAAGAGACCTATGTGTAAATAACGGAGAGGATCAGTATGAGCCAACTTAAACTACATTGTTTTGCCTGTGGTGGTGGACATAGGAATGATAATAAACACTTCCCTAAAAAGGTTATGGAGAAAGTAAAGAATAAGGAAGGTAAGGAAGAGGTAAGATTAGTAGGATATATCTGTAGAAAATGTGTAGTGAAAGACCAACTAAGAGAAGCTAAGAATATGAAACAGAAAGGGCCGGTGATAATAAAATGAAGAAGTCAGAATCGATCCTGAAGCTAGAAGAGTTAGGACTTAACACTCTGGACTATTACATTACAGAGAGTAAGACTGAGACTATGCACTATCTAGCTAAACATGCAGATGATTTATTATCAATGAGAACTGAAAGAGGAGATGAGTTTAATTGTCCTTTCTACTATATGATGTTTGGTAAGGCTCTTGGTAAATTAGCTCTTACCCATCTAGATGAAGGATATAAACTTATCTTTGCTCAGAGTCTTGATACTAAAGGTTGTTTAGCCTTTGGTAATATAGGCCTTGGAGAGAGTGCTCATACTGTAATGGAATTTGTATTAGGTGAAGGTAAGTGTAGGGAGTTAGATAATCACAAAGATAAACAGACTCTCTTTATTCCTTATGGTTCTATGGTAGCAGCTAAAGAGAAAAGCTTTAGTGGAGGAAAAGCCTATATCCTCAATAAGATATATCTAACCGTTAAGGATAAATGTTATGATGAAATACCCTGTGTAGTGGAATGGTCATATTACGATAGACCTGTTGGGGTAAAGCTAGAACCAGCTATCTATTGGGAGTGCCGTCCCTATGCGTAATCATAGAGGAACGATTATGGATTATATGCAATGGTTTCTATTACTTTTAATGATAACAGCAGTAATACTAAGTGGAGGAAAAAGACATGGATACAAATACCAACCTGCTATGGGCATTTCTATTCTTGATGATCGTGAACACAGTGATAGGGATTCTGACTCTTATTATGAGGAAAGAGAAACCTGGAAAGATAGTGACAGTTAATAATCCTGAAATAGAGAAATGTAAGATAGCTTCTATGCAACTCTTTGTTGGATTGAATGCTTTGATGGATCTAATGAGTGGGAGTAAGTGGAATAAGGATAAGACTAAATGTGTAATTAAGGAAATGGAGAAAGAAAAAGAAAGGATACTCGGTGGGCAGAAGACTAACTAAGGAAGATAGGATAGAAAGAAATAAATTTCGTAGGTTGATTAAAATGATTCGTGAGACCAATAAGTATTTCAATTGGCGTAGGAAGTGTTTAAAGAGAGATGTCAGAAGCTATCCAGATATACCCAAGGGAGTTCAAGTACATCATATCAGAGAGTTAAGTAAGTTAGTTAGGAAGTATGAGATCACTACAGTTAAGGGAGCTCTTAGGTGTGACGTACTATGGGAAGTAGATCTTGGTATATCCCTGAAGAGAGGTGAGCATTATATCTTTACGAAGTTAGGAAGATATAAATACATTACGAAGGGATTCAAGAGGCTGATGCAGCGTTGGTTAGATAATACTAAGACAGATTATCTAGATGTGAATAAGAAAAAGAAAAGAAAACCTTAGAACTCCCATCGTAGTCCAGCTCTAACTCCTACTCCAGTTCTACTCCTATCCCCGCCCTCTGCAAAAACATAAGGCTCACCGAATAGGATCAGATGTCTCTTATTGGCTTGATATATTACGTCAATCTCTGATCCAGCTTCAGCATGTATAGTAGTAGAGGGTTCTGGTTTCTTTATATAAGCTTTCCAGATGGTAAAGCCGATAAAGAGAAAAAGAATTATCCAAGGTAAAAAAGCTAAAGCTTTAACTCCAGTCTTAGGTGCAATAAGTCCACCTAAGAATTTCTGAATAGTTATCTTTTCCTTCTCTATCGGCTCAGCCATATTACTTTCCTTTCTTCTTTAGATATGCTCCAACAGTCCACAGTAAAGCACCTACTCCAATTAACAGTATCTTTATGGGATATAATGACACTAACGTCAGTGCCATGATAGCTCCAAGAGCGATACCAGCTACTTTCAATATTCCACTTAACTTCATACCTCTACCTCCTTTGTTTGTGTTACTATCCCTTAATTGGGATATATACCCTTTTAAATAACCGTTTTACCCCTACTTTGCCCTTCTAGAATGCCCTTAATATCCTTTAAACACGATATTATACCCTTAAGTGGTTTTAGTGAGGAAATGAGTCCCCACATGAGTCCTAAGAATAACATACCAAAAAGAGTAAAGCTAATTAGAAATATTATAGTATCAAAATACTGATCACTTGAAGAGAACATTATACTCCTTTTTTATTTAATCTACTCATTCTGAGATGAAGAACTCTTCTAAGTTCTTTTTGACTCTTAGTTAAGTTCTTAGAAAATCTAGTTCCCCTAAGTTTTAGAAAGTCTAAGGCTATTATTCCTTGTTCCTTTTTGATGATTGAATAAGGTATTAAGACCTTAGTGATAAATCTTTCCTGTTGAGGATGGTAACATTTCCAGAAGTAACTATACTTACTCCTAGAGGTTTTAGGATTTCTACGAAATATCTTTCCTCCAAACTCTTTTAGGAATAACTTAAGAGGACTTAGTTTAGTATTAGTTACTCTAATACTTAAAAATATCTGGTCTTTATCACTTCTTCTTCCTAAAGAGATACATCCTTCCCCATCAAAGAATCCAGCTAAGTATTGCATGTCCATAAAAACTCCTATCTGAATAAAATATTATATCTCCTCTGTTTGAACCAAGTACTGATCTTATTGAATAGGGGATTATTAGGAATAGATAAGAGCCATCTGAATCCTGGATGAGATACAAGTAACCCAAATAGTCTTTGAAGAGTAACTATACTACCCCTACATTTATTATTCATAATAGTATCCGTAAAGAAAGACTCTCCGAATTCATCTACTCCTAAGTTACTGGCTAAAGGAAGACGGGGATAAGGTTGAAAGATACTAGCCCACCCGATAGTAGGTTTACATTGCTGATTAAGTTTAAGAGTAGCCAACATCTCCTTATAAGTCTCACCAGGAAGACCTATCATATTCTCAGTACGGAATTTAAGTCCAGCCTCTTGAAGAATCTTGGCTCCCATTAGAATCTTACCATCACTGATATTCCTCTTTAATACATTCTTCCTAAAAGATTCACATCCACTCTCTATAGCAAATGTAACTCCAGTACATCCAGCTATCTTAAGTTGATTAGCTAGAGTAGGAGTTAGTAATTCTATCCTTACCTGACAATGAAATGGGATACCCACCTTCACCTTATATACAGTCAGTAGATCAATAAGATTAGGATTGGTAAGAAACTCATCATCCTGGAAGAATATGAATTTACAATTATACTTCTTTAACTCAAGACATTCCTCTATCACATTACTAACACTACGATGTCTTACCCAGTTCTCCCCTTTATAGAAAGATCTGTATAGAGAGTTAAAGCAATAGGGACATGAGAATCTACATCCTCTACTAGACATAACATTCTTAATTGGATTAAGCCTATTCTCTTTGAAAGTATATAGGAACTCACGATCAGGAAGAGGTAGATTATCTAGGTTCTGTTCTAGAGGAGCAAATCCCATTTCACACTTACCCTTAAAAGGTTCATCTAAGAATTTAAGTAATGTACTCTCAGATTCTCCCCTTATTATAATATCTACTCCATCCTCCCTAAGCATCTCAGGAAAGTAAGTTGGATGAGAACCACCAAAGATAGAAGTAAAGTTATGCTCTTTCTTTAACTGCCTATTCAATTCCAAGAATCTTTTATGTTTACCAGTGGTGATTGAATAACCTATGAACTTAAATTCCTTAACCTTATCCATAGTTAATCTATCAGTGGTAATGAGTTCTGGTATGTGACCATGTCTCTTAACACTACTTGCTAGATATCCTAAGCCTAATGGTTCTACTTGAAACGGATCAGTTATAAAAAGAATCTTCATGTCTACTCCTGTTCGTCTAGAATACTCCCCTGCGTTGGTTTACCATAAGCCCCTTGAAAATGTTTATCTGGATTGTCTAAGAAAGCCCTTAACTGTTTCCTGAAGTCTCTCTTATATAATACAAAGTTCTTTAAGACTGGATTCTTCTTAATCAATCCCCTCTCCCTAAATAACTCATCCTTCTCTGTTCTGAATTTCATATACTTAGTAACCTTAGAATTCATCTTCTCTAATCTATCTAATTCAGGAAGACCTAAAAGATAATCATAAGCATCTTCATAGTAGTCAGGAATCTTACCACCAGCTGCTTTAGATAACTGACCTAGAAGACCTACCCCACTCTCTAGTCCATAGTTAACAAATTCATCAGCCACATGAAGTACATCTCCTCTAGCTATATCTTTACTTACATCAGCAATAAGTTTCACTCCAGGGCCTAGCTTAACTTTCATCTGAGGCTTAACAAAAGGAAATCCTTTCTTTGGACTAACGAAGTCAATATAAGGAGTACCTCCAATAGTATCCATGATAGTCTTACCATGAGCTCTAGCCATAGCCTCTGATGCTCCTACCATTCCTATATATTGAATAAGCTTAGAACCATAAGAAGTTCCATAAATATCCTTCTCACCAGCCATAGCTCTTTTAACTAATTCTAATCTATACTCCCAGACCTTATGAGGTTCAAGAGAATACTGAAATGCTATCCTACCTGCTGGATTAGCAAAGACCTTAGGAATATCCCATCCACCTCTGAAGTTAACAGAAGTAACTTTATTCCAGATATAACTACGTAGAAGTTCTGGGTCTATACCTTTAGATCCACCCTTCATAAGATTACCCATGATGTTAATACCACTCTCTACATATTCAGCCATTACTGTAGGTTGTCCTTGTAAGGCCTTAAGTAACCGGCTTGAATGAACTTCTATACCACTAGTAGTTTCTAGAGTCTTAACAATATCTTTTAACTTACCAAAGGTCTTTAACATCTCCTGAGACTTAAGAGGATGTGCTACCATCTGATATACAGCCTGAGGAGTATTCCATATTCCTACTTCTGAGATAGCTCCAGGAAATCCTCCTATGACGTGCTTAACAGCTACTCTTGCATTCATAAAGAGTTGTAGGAAATAGTTAGTGGAAGTAATACCGCTACTAATCTTATCTGATAAAGTACCTCCCCTATAAATATTATTCTTAATCATCTCTGCTGCTTCTATACCAGCTTTGTTACCCATCTTAGCAGCCTTATCAACTGTATCTTTCCAATGAATAAGATAAGGTTGAAATGCTAACTTCCTTTCTACTACTGGAATATAATCAGTAAGCTGAGCAGTCATTGAAGGGAACCAATTAAACTCTCCAGCTCTATGTGCAAAGGCCATATCAGCAGGAATATGTTTCTTAATTGAATCAGGTATGTTATTATAGTTACCTAAGGCTTCCTTCATCTCTTGAGATATGATATGTCTAGTATAAGCCTGCTTACTAACTATTGGCATACCTACTCTCTTCATATCATCAGCAGTCTTAGTATAGTAGGATTTAATCATCTCTCCTACCTGTATCTCTTTCTCACTCATTCTACTTAACATAGTAGCTGGTAAAGTATCTTCAGCATACATAGCAATACGTACATCAGGACTAGACTCAGCTATCTTTAACTGAAAGTCATTAGCATCTTTATAATTCTTAATGATCATATCGGATAAGGATTTTTTCATACTCTCATCAGTAGTCATTTCAAATTTCCTACTAAGAGCTACATGTTCCTTAACGAATGGATTCATCCTATCCTTGACCATTTTGGAATCAGACTTAACTCCTTTGGATATACTCTTGAACCATTTAAAACTATTCTCAGTATTAAGTCCAGCAGTCTGTCCTGCTTCAAAGGCATCAACTAAAGGATTCTCTAAACCCCATGAATCCCTCATCACCTGTCCTGGACTCCCCACCTTCCTACTGAAGGCATTAGATTCACCTGTAGGCATAGGAGCCTTAGTCTTAGTTTTGATCCAAGGATATATTCTCTCTGGGAACTTTGGTATCTCTCCTTGAGGCTTATAATTCTTAGCTACAAAGGATTGACCATGCTCTGGATGTTTCATAGCATAAAGATTCTCCATCCAGTGATTAGCTATAGCAGCAGTCTCATTAGGAGTATCTCCAATAGCCTTACCAAGAGAAGCTACTGAAGGTTTAAGAGAGTGGTAGTCACCCTGATATTCTGGATTGATAACTACTTTACTAGGTTTACTAACCGGACCAGCAGCCTTATCTCTTAAATATCTTTCATAGTTCATTGCATCTAATTGACCCTCAGGAATAATCTCAGAAGCATTAGCAAAAGCACTCTCTCTTATTTGATCAGTTACAGTAGCTACCTTACTCTCTTCACCAAAGGTATGTAGTTTAGTAGGACTACCTTTCTTGGGTAATTCTACATGCACATGATTAGGGGTGAGAGAAAGATCCTCTACATCTAAACCTAATTTTCTAGCAGCCTTAGCTACCTCTAATTGATTAAGACCTAATTTCTTAGTTGGAATATCTGTAGCCATTCCCTCAAGATGTAAACTATTCTCTGCAGGACTATATCCTCTAGCCTTCAAGTTCTCATTATAAGCCTTAGTTCTAAATCCACTAGATACTCTCTCAACTCCACTCTTATCAGTATAGGTAATCTTCTGACCTAACTCTTCCTGAAGTTGATTGATCTTAGATACCATCTGAGACTTCATTCCTATTTCTTTAAGAGCAAGAGGAGCTTGTTCCTGATTAAAGGCCTCAAGAGTAATAGGTTTTAGTTTATCTCCCTTTACTCCTTTAGCAAATTTACCTAATTGCTGAGCTTTATTGATAGGAGTTATAGTACGAGAAGGAGTAACTTTAACCTCCCCTAAACTCTTTACTCCTCTAGAACTCATTGGGCTATAAGTCTCAAGCCACCTTTGATATTCTAACTCACTGGCTAAACCTTCTAACTTAGGAGACAAGGCCCTTATACCCTCTTTCCTCAAAGTCCCCATAGTTCCCTTAGCTGCATCAAGAGCTACCTTACCTGCAGTAGTCTCACCAGCCTTAATTAAAGTACTAGCCTCTTTCATATAAGCAGTAGCTCTCCCCACCTTACCTGCTTCTTTAACTCCCTTAATACCAACTCCTACTCCAGCTATCATAGCCAGATTAAGCATCTGAGATACAGGACGTTCATAAGTATACTTAATTGGATGAGTAAATAATTCCTTAATATCAGCTAGGATTGGAAGAATAACTGCCTCAGTGATTATCTTAGGACCTTGCTTCAAGGACATGAGACTTTCCTTAGGCTTAGTAATCCATTCTTTCAATCCACCTAATTCCAGCTTAACTAATTCAGTAACTCCTACTCCAAGTCCTACAGCACCCTTACCTATATTCTCTACAGCTCCAACTACACTAGCTTCTTTAAGAGGCTTAGGAGTACTAGCCCATTCAGCAGCCTTATTATAAGTCTCCTTTACTTTAGATAATAGACTTTCCTTATTAGCTTCTAAAGTATCATCTAGAATAGAAGGAGCAGTACTAGGAGGTAGAACTACAGGAGCTGGAAGAGTCCCAGTAGTTACAGGATTCTCATCTAGTAAAGAAGTATCTTGTTCATCAAGAATGGATGGCATTATAAGTCTCCTTCAGTTAACCCCATTCCTTTTAACTCCTGAAGTAACTGTTTCTTCTTTTCAGGATTGTTTAGTATCTTCTGTTTCCAAGTATCTGACTTAGCATTATATCTATTCAACCAACCTATAGCTTCAGTAGAATACTTAGAATAATCTTTCTTATTACTTCCATCAGGACCACCATACATACTGGAATACTCTTTGATACCTTCATCATGATACTGTTGCCACATATTTCTTTCATTCTCATCAAGAACCTCAAATGGCTTACCTAACTTAGCATTGGCATACTTAACTGCATAATCTAAAGCCTTATTTCCAGTAGCTCCAGTGCCTCTCTTAGCATACCAGTCTGACATTGAATTAGCACGAGTAGTCTCTGCCTCAGTCTTAGCTATCTCTCCTTTAGCTTTCTTACCTTGAAGAGTCTCTCCACCCGTTTCAAAGAGTCCCATAGGTTCAGTCTTATACTGAGTCCTAAAAGCCTTCTGAATATCAGCAGTAGGCTTAGACAGCATACCAGTTAGTTCTCCTTCTTTCATCCAGAGATCTAACTTAGCTGCAGCCTCTTCCTTTTGTTTCTGTTTCTTTAATTGGATGAAGGAGGCTATAGTATCTCCAATGTCCTTCAATCCACTTAAATCTACACCCCTAGATTGTTTAAGTCCGGGATTAGGTGACATTATCTGAACCATTTAATACCTCCTTAGTTACCAATCATATCCTGAATAGGAATCATTAAAATAATCTGTTAAGTTCTGTTGTGGGGTATATGGTTCTGGTTCCCAATTAGAATAGGTACTACCTCCACCTCCTCCACCATTATTATTTCCTGCTAACATCATACTACTAGCTAATTTAGTACCCATCTGAGCAATAGGCATAACATATTGTTCAAAAGGACTAGCCTCATATTGAGGATAAGCTAAGGCTCCACCACTCTGTCCTGTAAGGCTTAGTAATCCTTCAAGTGGAATATTTAGCTCTTCAGCTAATCTCTTGAACTCAGCATACTTAGCACTATTTAATGGTTGCTGATATTGTGTACGTTCATATCCAGCCATACCCATTGAATCTTTCAATCTGTTACCATACTCACCTGACATACTTACTGCTTGAGGAATCATACTAGCCCTTAGATTACGAAGAGCATCTTCTTCTCCATAAGCATACTTAGCTAACTCATCCATAATATCCGTAACTATACCAGCTTCATTATCCTTCTGTCCTTGAGTCCAAAAATTACCCTTACCTGCACTAGCATGCCTTGAAGCTGGTAGTAAATCTTCAATTAGAGTTTTCTGTAATCTCCTGGAGGTATACTCAATGGGACCACCCTTCTTCCAGGGATCATAGTAATCTCCGAAGATATTACCCATCTCCTTCTCAGCCATCTTGTATGAAGGATCATTAGTTCCTAGACCTCCTTCAAGATAACTAGAGAACTTACCAAGGACTGAATTCTCCATTTCTGATAATGGAGCTACTAGATCCCCGGTGTACTCTTTACCCATTGAATCAAGTTTCTTCTGAGCCTGAGGCATAAGCTTATTCCATAGCTCATTGATTCTATCATCCTGGGGAGTAGAAATGTACTTTGGATCTTCTGCCTTCTTAGAACTGAACAATCCACTCATTTTACTTTACCTCCAGTTTAACTTCTTTATACATGTTATATGAATCCAAAGTGAAACCGTACTTCTTCTGATAAGCCTCTACATCCTTCCTCACCATAGTAATAATCTTAGTTATCTTAAGATACCTAGCCCATCCTTCTACAGTCTCCATAAGCTGAGGAGCTATACCTGGATATTTAGGATCTGCATAAGCCCAGGCTATGAATACCTCAGGTCTTGAATAAGGAAATACTAAATAGGCTAAGAGAAAACCATTTATCTTCTCACCATCAAAAGCTATCCATAATTTAGTCTCAGGTTTAGCTATATTCTTGTAGATGAACATTTCCATCTCTCTTGGGTCTACTCCCTCAACCTTACTCCTCTTAATCATATCCATAACCTCTGGTATGACTCTGATATCTATTGATTGGAAGATTAAGTTCTTAGCCTTTGTCTTTACTTCTGGTTTCTTACCCATCGTGACCTCCTTATAATAACATCTGCATTAAATTAGCACCCGTTAAATCTAAATCTCTATCCTGCATTATATAAGCTACTTTGTAATAAGGAGGATAGTTAGCTTGAGATGAACAATTACTTATAGTTATAGTAGTAGCTTGATTAGTTCCAGTAGCAGCAGGTATAGTAGAAGCTGCATGGGAAGAATTAGCTGGAGTAGCTGTATAGTACTGTGAAGATTGCCATACTGTTGCTTGAGAACTATGTGCTAAGGCTGCAAGAGGATGAGTATGACTATCTTGTGCATGATTATGTGAATTAGCAGTATGAGCATGTACTGAACTACCACCTGTATTCAATAACTCACTACTATCTAAAGCTCCCTTGATAAAGTAATCTCTTAGATCTGGAGTCCCATTACTCCCATTACATAATACATATCCTAAAGGTATATTAGCTATAGTTCCTGTCCAGATACAGATTGAATATTTAGGTCTATTAGCTACTCCAGTATTCTTTATGATAAGTAATTTCTTAAAAGTAGGTTCTCCATTGATTGTATCCATGTCAGGAGTAGCCGTTTGATTAGTAGCAGTAGTAGCATCAGAGGTAAAGGAGTGAGTGTGAGTATTACTTGGAAATCCCCCCCCTCCAAATCCATAGGTAGTCTCACTAGGACCACTAGTAGTACCAGTATGTGAATGTCCATTTTGAGTATGATTATGTGCAGTAGTAGTATGAGTATGAGTACTAGCTCCTCCAGTTGCTCCAGGATTCTCTGCACTATCTACACACTTCAAGAATTTATTTCTTAGGTCAGGTGTTCCATTATTTCCATCACATAGGGACCATCCTACTGGTAAAGTAGTAAGATTCCAAAAGAGAAGTGAACCAGCCGGGTATTGTACTCCAGCTACTGAACTATCTAAGATTGGAGCTATTTTATAATAGGTTGGTTCATTACTAGCAGCCTCTACTGTAACGGTTGTAACAGTATTACTAGGAGTAGTAGAATCAGTAGTATAAGTATGAGAGTGAGTAGCTTTAGCACAGGTTGAGTTGTTACCTTTACCTACAAACTGAGAACAGGTTCCAGTCTGACCACTATGGGTATGTCCATCCTGAGTATGATTGTGTTCTGGAGAGGTATGAGTATGAGTACTAGCTCCTCCAGTAGTTCCAGGATCTTCACTAGCCCCTACAGATAGAAGATACTTGCCCAATAGATTAGGAGTAGAATTATTTCCATTGCACAATAACCAATCATCTGGTATTGAAGCTAATGTTCCTGCCCAATTTATAATTATACCTTTCATACTATCTCCTACAGATTCATACCTACTGTGAAACCATCATAAGCATTAAGTGCTGTACAGATAAAGATAAAGAAATCAGCCTTATTCAAAGTAGTAGTTAAGGTTGGGACTACAGCAGCAGGCCAACTAATCCCACTGAACCAAGTAACAGTTCTAGTTCCAGTACCATCCTGTTTTAACTTAATAATAAATACCTGTCCTATTGAGACATTGGATACAGCTAGAGTTCTATTACCTCCTAGAACTACTAGATGTCTATTTGAAGCTGACATATTAAAAGTAACAGTAGCTCCATCCGTATCAGTAATCCAATCTCCATAGGTAGCTCCTAGTTCAGTCTTACCAGTAAATATCTCACTACCAGTATGTATATTATTACCAGTGAAGGTCTTTACATCTCTGATCTGTTGATTGCCATCAGCATTAACCATCTCTGATTTCTTACCCTTAAGAACTAACTCATTAAGGAATTGGGATACTCCACCAAGACTAGTTTTCATAGTCTCATCATCAATTCCTTTAAGGATATCTGGAACTACTAGACCATCATAAATTCCCATTAAAGTCTTCCTCCCTGTATAACTTCAAATCCGATCTGTCTAATTCTAAAGTTACTACCTACAGCATTCTTATGTAATCTAAACCTTATTCTCTCTACATTAAGCCTTAGATCAGCATGCTGCATATTGAAGGAATCAGTTAGGGTAAAAGTCTTACGTAATTGATAACTTTGTCCTTCATCTATTGAAGTAAAGAGACTAACAGTAGTTCCAGCTCCTTCTATAAAGAATCTTCCTATATTACCTCTTATCCTAGAATCTTTATCATCAGTAAAAGTAAAGTCCTTAGTATCAATATAGGATTCTACTGCAGCTCCATCATCCTCACTAGTAGTATAATCAACCCTAAACATTTCAGCATTAACTGTAGCTAAAATATTTATAGCTAGAACTCCTGATACAGTTCTATCTCCTAACCTCCAAGTCTGCTGGTCAATAGTCCCCACTAAGTCCTCAATACCTACTGCTGTATCATAAATATACCATCCAGCACTTGTTACCTGAGTAGTTCTATTAGCTCTGAACCAAGTTCCTTTATCATAATTATATATCCATTCAATATCACATGCTTCTTGTCCAGAACTAGGAGCAAAGATATGCCATTCATTGACTTCTTCCTCAATAAGACTAAAGGCTCTTAGAAAGTTATTAGGGTCTATAGTATCAAAGAACTCTCTCTTAATCTTCTCATTACAGATACTAGTACTATTAGTTCCATCCCAAAGATAGATATCTTCCCAAGATACAAAGAGAACCATATTTCCTAGTTCTCCTATCAGATCTTGATTAGCAGGACCTATACCACTTAGTCTAAGATCAAAATCAAAGAATGAACTAGTAGTTACTGAATAACCAATATAAATACTTCTTTCTTTATAGACTACTAAGAAGTCTTTGAGTAAACCGAGACCACAAAGGAAGTCAATTCCTTCATAGAATAGTTTAGAACCAGAAGCTCCACCTGTCCAAGTTTCTAATGCTCCAGTATCACACCACATTAGTAACTGAGGTTGATCTACACTATTATCATAACAGTATCCAGCAAAGAGTACATCTTTATATATCTTCAGAAATTTACATCTAGGAGCATTAGCTAACACTTGAAGATTTCCAGTAGCAGTCCACTTTCTAACTGTATTGATATAATTAGTAACTATCCAAATATCATCTCCCGGATAGGTATCAGAACAGAATCCATCATCTAGAGTTCCGGTAAATAGATTAGCTGCTGCACTCCCAGTTATATCTACCCAGATATTGCTAGCTAGGTTATATCTAAAAGCTCTATCAAGAGTACAGATAAGAAAATAGCTACTACCTCCTCTTAAGTAAAAGGTATCCTGGAGCATAACAGCAGTCTCATCTCTATACATCCTGAACATGAAATCCTTATCAGCTCCAGCTGTAGCCCAAGATGAGTCATAGATATAAGCATCACCATCAGTATAGGGACTAGAAGTAGCATCAATAGCCCAATCTATATAGTTAGTTCCTGATACATCATAATCTCCTTGAAGAACTATCCAATACTTAGTACTAGCAGTAAGAGTAAAGGCTGTAGCAAAAGTAAAAGTAACAAAGGCAGCAGTTTCTGAAACAGCAGTACATAATACGTCATCCGAAGTCCCATTAGTTATAGGACTACCAGAAGGACCTGTACTATCAGCTAAGATAGTAAGATATACTTTCTTACCAGCTGCTATAGTCCCATTCCTTTTAATCTTTATCTTTATCTTATTAGAAGTCCTAGCAGCAGCTCCAGTAGTGATAGATTGAGCTAATAAAATATTATCATTAGTAGCTATCCTGAGGCCTAGAGTGGTATCATCTCCAGTATCATAATAGAGATAGAGTTTAAGAGAATCATCATTAGGGCCAAAATCACTAAGACCAGGACTATTAACTATATCACTATCCACCTCATGGACATTCATACAGTTAGGAGTCTCTAATTCATCTATAAGAGAAGGACCTAATTGTTTTCTTAATCCCTTAACTGGGACTTGTATTATTTTTGTTGATATTGCCATTTTGTATCTCCTGTCTAAGCTCCACTAGGAGTATTGGTATCCAAGCCTCTGCACATCTACCGACTAACTTCTCCCCTGAGTTTAACTCCACCCACTTAGGACATTTCTTACCAATACAATTATATACACATGCTAGATTCACTACAGATGGTTTCTCTGCTTCCTTTTTCTTACCCCACATATTTCCTCCCTTCAGTTAACCTCAAGATTTCATAATAAAGGCTACACTATAATAAGCTGGTAAAGAACTACTTTCGGCTGAAGTTCCTGTTACAGCTTCAGTACCTCCCGCTGCAGTTGTAAAGGTATGAGTATGGGTAGGAGTTGCACGCCCAAGTCCATCTGCCTCTACTGTAGCCTCCTGAGAATCAGTAGTTCCTGTATGGGTATGTGAAGGACCTGCATAAGTTCCTGCAGCATGTGAATGGGTATCTGCTCCTCCAGTAGTTCCTGGTTCAGTAGCAGCTGTGGCCACACCTCTAATCATTTTGGCTAATAGATTAGGGGTACTATTCTCTCCATCACATATTACATATCCGGTAGGAATATTAGCAATAGTTCCGGACCACATTATTATAGCCCCTGATGGTACTGAATTAACATATACTGCACCAGCATTGGTTAACTGGATTATATTCTCATCCTCATCCTCCCAGAATAGCTCAGCCTTTGCATTTACATCCTTAGTATATAATCTTCCTGCACTAGCTACTGCAGAGGGATCAGCAGCAAGAACTGGTAAAGTAACTTGCTTATGATAACCTACATCACTATGTCCAGTCTCATCAGCATAGAAGCAATGATCTTCAGCTAATCTTTCCCTCAAAGCTCTTTTAATAGCTTGAGTTATGATTACTGCTAGAGTATTGGCATAGGTAGATCCCGTAGGATCTGACTCCGTCCATGTATCACTAAAGGGCATCTTAACCTCCTATTAGGCTACTTTAATTTTCCAGGTGATTTGTAAAGTATCAGTATCACCTACATTCAGAGCAGCGAAGTTCTGAGAAGCTAACATAACTCCCTCTGCATTAGCATTGAATAAACCAGCTTCAGTGAGAACTAATGCTCCAGTGAAAGTAAAGGTAGTAACCCACTGAGCTGTATCGCCAGTGAGAGTAGTAGTTTCGTTAGTCCCAGTAACATTAGCTCCACCTCTTCTTGCACCACCATTAGTAGTAGACTCAGAACCTAAAGCTGTAGCTGAAGGAGTACCAACTCCAATAGCCACATAATCAATACCAGTCTCCCCTACGTCCACTACAGCTAACTTAGCAAATAACTGTTTACCAACTGTGGTAATAGTATTATGTATCTCTTCATCACAGAAGATAGTACCATCAGCATGTTTAGCTACTCTCCTCATACTACCAACTAACTTAATTGTATCTTTACATTCCATGTTTCTCCTCCTTTTTGAACCTAACTTCTTTAGTTAATAAATTTATCTCTTTCTTATCTGATACTAACCTATGTGCTATTAACTTTCCTTTCCTACGATGCTCTAGAAATATCCCGTCTGAGATAGTAATAGTCTCAGTGAATCCAGGTGCACCTTTGACCTCAGGTACTACGGATTTCTCTTGTTCCATGTCCCTCCTCCTGGACTATCCTTAGTCCATGTTCCTCCCTTTGGTTTGATTGACTTCCACCACCTAAATACTTCAGTAAGAGTAATTTGATCTATAAATAACTTCCTATAAATAGTAGTTCTTCCAAAGGTCTCAGTAAGGGTAATGATCTCTACCCAAGTTCTAGTAATAGCTCTCCTAAATGATTCTGTAAGAGTAACTGTCTCAGTAAATCTTTTACCTAACCCTTTAACAAAATTCTCTGAAAGAGTAACTACCTCATTAAATAATAGTTGAATAACCTTTAATCCTACCTCGGTAAGAATAACTATATCTATAAAACTTCTAGTTATAGCTCTCCGGAAGGTTTCAGTAAGAGTAATCTGTTCTGAGAAATTCTTACCGAATACCCTAGTAAGTCCCAAATCAGTAAGAGTAATATCATCCAAGAACTCTTTAAAGTATATTCTATAGAAGTTAAATACTTCAGTAAGAGTAATCTCATCAGAAAATACCCAGAATAAGGAAGCCTTACGTTGATAGTATTCTGTAAGAGTTACCTGATCTAACCAATTCTTGGTTATACCTCTAATAAATACTTCTGATAGAGTAACTGTCTCTAAAGCAAAAGGCCTAGCCATACCTCTTCTAAATACTTCTGTGAGAGTTACAGTTTCCTCAAAAAGCCTAGTTAAAGCTGTAGGAGCAAATACATTATCTACATAAAAGATATTCGCCTCATCCGCATTTGTCGGCGTAATCACAAAAGTATCAATCGCATTCTTATCCGCATCCGCCACTCCACTTATATCCCAAGTCTTTGTTTCATAGGTATCAGCAGAGGAGATTGTGGGGGTGAGTTCGGTGGTTGTTCCGCCTGTATCGTGCAACCCCACCTTCACATTCGCCCCTGTTCTCGTTGAGCGCATATCCAATTTGAGAGTATTTACTCCTGTGAGATCTATAGGAGTAGCGAAAGTCTTCGTCAGTGTCTTATTTAAACTAT